AGCAACCAGCACGGGTGGGCTATTGAGGCAGAGTATGAGATATATGACCAATACCCCGTTCGAAGTTATACGGGGGCCATAAATTACATCGCCCGAAAGATGCAAGAGGATTATGTGACGGCGGCTATTGAACTACATTTTAATGCCGCTACCCCTACTGCACATGGTCATGAGTGGCTCTATTGGCACTCAAGTAACACAGGAAAGAAGCTGGCTACAGTGCTCCGTGATACGATGGAGGAGGGTTACCCCAATATGAAATCGCGGGGCATAAAACCACGCGGCCCCCGCCAACGCGGATCTGCCTTCTTGCGTAAGACACATTGCCCCGCTGTTATCGCGGAACCGTTCTTCGGGTCTAACTTAGTTGAATGGTCGATGATGAATAAAAGCCGTGATAAATTAGCGGGGGTCTATGCCCGTGCTATACTCGATTTTGTAGATGGATGAAGCTCCCAAAGTCCATCCATATCGCGGGAGTTCCCGTAAAAATTATTCAGGAGGATCTGAGTGACGAAGATAATCTCTCCAAGGGGTACTACGGGTATTACTCGGACGAGAGGAGAGTGATAGTCATTGAGCAGACCCTTAGCCCGAAAGTGGCAAAAGCGACCATGCGACACGAAATGCTCCATGCGTCTCTCGCCTTGTCCGGTCTGAATCGTTTGGAACGCTTTGAGGAGGAAGCGATAGTGAGGTGTATGGACTCCATCTTTTTCCCTGCGTGGGAGCGCTTTTTAAAACGACTCAACTTTTGAATGAGCCAGTTTCGGCAACTGAAGAACCGCTTTGTTTTGTTCCATCCCACTGAGGAGGATGTTGCAGAGGCTTTTCGTCGGTCCCAAGCTTTAGGCATTCCCCCGAATTCATACACGCGGGGGGTTGGGCGGATGACCGGATTCTTGGGGGAGGTCGCTTTTGGAAAGTATGTTAAGTTTTCCAAGCATGTTGGTGAGCAGTGTTATACTCATGACTACATGTACAATAGGAAAAAGGTGGATGTAAAATCCAAGACCTGCACAACAAAACCCCAGCTTCACTATACCGCCAGTGTGAACGCGCAGGGGGACAAGGAGTTAAAAGCCGACCTTTATTTTTTCACCAGAGTACACAAGGATCTGTCCAAGGTTTGGCTGCTTGGTTGGACTACTCTTTATCACGCAGTCAAGCGCAAGAACTTCAAACGAAAAGGAGAGACCGATGATTCGGGGTTCACTTATCTTTGTGATGGCTACCACTTACCAATTAGGTCTCTGCGCCGACCGGACTCCTTTGAGTCATCGCGTCTAGGTCGAAAGAAGGGGCAAGATTGATATTCCATATCTTGCCGCCGCCCCTCCCTTTCGATATAACGGGTCTGAGATACGGATTATTTTTGCCTGCTTCTTCCAGAGCAGCCATCCCACGCCTCACAAATTCAAGGTTATTGGACATCCCCACATTGCGGCCATTATTAAAATCGTGTACCGCTACTTGGAATTCAGTAAGTGTGCCGTTCCAATGAGTCATTGAGTCATTAAGTTCCCTGCACCGCTTCACGAAGAATTCAACGAGTTCCGAAATGGTGCTTCTGCTACTGTTGTCATAAGCAGCGTCAGCGATAGTCGTGTCGATGAAGGAACGTACCCCAAATCTACCAACATCCTCCACCTCCTTGGGGACCACCCAGTCAATAAGAAATCTGGCGAAGTAAGGCAGTTCGTCTTCGATGGTTTTCTCAAGGATGGAGTTTCTTGGGAAATCACTGGTGGCTTTGTTTCTGATACGCAAAGCCATTAGCTTATCCCTGTTGCTGCTGTCCAGTGATGGGATAACTGACAAGCTGTTGATGTCCATGTTCAGCGACATTACAACTCGACCTGTCCACGGTATGCTCATGGAATCTACATACTTGGCTTGATACTCCACACGAGGGTTGGCCACAGCGCGCTTGATTAGTTCAGTGGCTTTTCGTTGGTCCTTGAATGAGGCGGCAGATGTAGTGTCATCAATTACCCATGTTGCCACTCGCCCCAAGTCCTTGTTGAATTTGGTCTGACCCGAAAGGTAATCAGAGGCGTCCGCATACCCCCCGACTAAGCCGCTGATTACCCTGTTGGACAGAAGTGACTTCCCCTTGTTTGTCGGGCCAACTAATAACATGGCCTGCCCCTGCACAAATTCACGATCCCTTACTGATTCGTAGAATCGCTTAAGCCATGAATAGAAGTAGTGCAAAGCAGGTTGGTCCCCATTCACGAATAGTTGGTTAAACCAGTTATGCAGGAAGGGCCATTTTGATGGGTCCCCCTCCTTGTTTGGTTCAACGGGTCTGATGTTTGAGCAATTCAGAATGCGGTGGCCATTATAAGAAACCACCCTGTCGGGGGAGAAAACGATGGGGGCTATTTCGTCAATGCGGTTCTGGTTGCTGACTGTCAGTAATGCGGATTCGACTTCTGATAATGGCTGATTCTTTCGTGGTCTGGGTGAGAAGCCAGATTGCTTAAGCTCTAAGATCAACTGGTCCTTGGGGATGGAAACTGCGCTCTCATAGAGAACCTTGAAGAAGCTACGACCGTTGAACCAGTACTCATCCAGCAATCCCGCGAGTTTTCTTTCTTCGTAATCCTTTACAAACTGGGCACCGAATATGTCCCGCCACGACATGAAGCCTTTTCCGCCCCTGTCACTATAGCAAACGATGCCGTCGTCCACTACTTGGCACCCATCTCTGTTGATGCCGTCGTCAATCCAGAATAAAGGGCCGCGTGAACCCAGTTCAAAATCTCCCACCCATCGGTTTGGGAATCGGGACTCCACTTCTTCGGCTACGATATTGATCGGGATTGAGGTGTCGCTTGATTGTGGTGGGCGATCCGAAACAGATTTGGCTAAAGCGGCTTGAACTACAGTCGCAGATAGCAGGCCGTCCACCTTTACCCAATTTTCCCCAAGCTCAAAATACTGGTTGGCCCGAAGTGATGAACTGTCAAACCCCGCAAACAGTTTGTCCAGTTGGAGGGCCTTCATCATGTTCGACATGAATGTGTTGAACATGTCTGGGTCGATGGGGATAGGGTCTGTGAACTCCCAGACTAAGCGCAGGTATCCAGATTGTGTTTTGGATCTCCACGTAGGCTTTTTGTCCTTGGCGCATTTAATTTTCAGATCGCCGTCAATTGCTGCCCAGTTAACAGAGGCATCGTAATCCGCTACAACCCCATAAACTTTATGCACGGGGTTTTCATTGCTGATTCGTTTGGAGGGTGCCCTGCCTTCCAGTGCCGAATAAAACACATGGTCTGTTTTAATGTCGGCGCACCATTCCCTGTAATCTGCTTTCGTGCGGAATGATGGCTTCTGTTTGTTTACTTTACTTAAGTTAGATGTGTAATGCGCTGAGTGGTCGCGGAGATTCTTGATATAACGATATTTCATTTTTGGTAATGTGTGAGGATTTGGCCTTCCGCTGCTAAGGGTATGTCAGAAATCCATGCTGGTGGCGTGGACATGACGCCTATTGTTTTTTCCAGAACCATTTCAGCTTCGCCTTCGTCGCATTCGATGATGACTTCATCGTGGACATGAAAGATTGGCCTGATCCCTTCCGCTTCAAGCCTTAGAAGCATATCGGAAAAAATGTCTCTGGCCAGACCTTGTGACATATTTTCTGCCACGACCCCGCCCCAGAGTTTCATGGGTAGACGTTTGCCATTTCGACTGACGATGGCTTGGTGAGTGGTTTGGTTATTCTGCCTCACCAGCTTGGTTTTTCCATAGTTTATAGCGCGGCCAGATGGGAGCTTCCCTTCAAAGGGAACATGGGTGTTGTAGCACGACCTTAAAGTGTTGTTGATCTTGCGCCAGAACTTCGGGACTTTGTGCAGGCGGGTGCGGTAGAGTTGAACTGCCTCTTCAGCTTCTTTGAGTGGCATGTCGTACATCGAAGCAAACTTCTTTGCCCCAGCACCATAACCACACCCCAAGACAATAGCCTTCACCTTGTGGCGTAATTTAGGGTCCTTCGCTTTCAGGGACCCCCTGTCCTTTGACCATAGACTCATCCTGATCCCGAACGCTTCGTAAATATCTTCAGTGTCTGCTATCTCCTGAAGAGTTTCTTTATCTTTTGCCAGCCAGCACAACGTCCGCACCTCGATCTGGGACAAGTCCACCACAACGAGTCTCCTGCCTTTTGGGGCGCGGATCATGTGGCGAAGGTTCACACCGAACAGCTCCTCACGAGGAAGATTTTGCAGGTTGAGATTCCCCCCGCTTCCTGAGAAGCGGCCCGTGTGCCCTCCCCAATACATCAAGCCGCCATAGTAGCGGCCATCTGGTAAGGTAGCGTAGTCGAATGATTCCAGCTTTTTCTTGAGCGCGTTAATGCGCCTCCAATTAGTGACCGCGCCTACCCATTTGTAATTATGACTGTGTTTCCTTAGCCATTCTTGGGTATCCAGATCAGTTTTGGCGAGAGACTTGGGGGGCTCAATCCCGTGCTTGTGGCACTCTTCGTCGAACGCGGCCCGACTTAATAGAGGTTTTTCCCCTGCCCAAGGGATTGCGGTTTCCGCTTCAAATAGTCTCTGGTTTATTGTCTCCAGTTGTTTAACCAGCAGATCCGTGTCCATAGGAAGTCCTCTCTGGATTATCCTCCGGTTTGTGAGACTGATAAGTTTTTCGTGGTCTGGCCATTTATCCTTATAGTCCTGCCAGAGGCGAAGACAGAGTTCTGAGTCCTTTAGAGCGTATTCACTGACCTCTGTCTGAAACTCCTCCGACATGGTTTCCCACCGCTTCCCCGCCATGTTGTCCCGCGTGGTTTTGGATACTTCAAGATTGTAAGCCGCCGCTGTCGCGTTCTTGAGTGATCTGGGCAGACCGCAAGCTGCGGCCATGTCAGCGGTGCAGTGCCATTCGGCAGGGGTTATTTCTGGCCACCACCTTTTTCTAATGCCAAAGAGATACAGGGTTTCATCAAATGAAGCATTGTGTGAAAGCACGATGTTGCCTTCAAGAATGCCCCAATCAAAATCCTTGGGGTGGCCTACAAAAGTGTAGTTGTTGCTGACTACCGATACCATGTAGGCATCGAAGTCGGGGTGGGAGAAGTAACCTAAAGGACCCAGCCTCCTGATTGAGCAGCTTTTGTCGTAGTAGGACTCAAAGTCCAATGCGTATGTTTCCATCTAATCATAGAGAAAGCCCACCCCGATGGAAAATGGGTCGGGGTGGGCATTAAGGGTTATCAGGAGTCTATTGGTAACTCCATTTGAAGTTCCTCAGATTTCTCCAAGATCGCTTGTCGGATGACGCGCAGCTTGTGGAGCGTGAGGTCCGCTTCATTTCTTTTCTCTTCCAGTTCATCGATCATGCCTTTTAGCGTGTTGGATTCTTGGGAGAGGATGTCATTCTCTGCGGGAAGAGTTAAGATAGGAAGGTCCATTTTATGCAAAGGTTTCCACGAATGTCTTAACGTCCTCGGTTGGCTCGTCCTGACTAATGGACAGGGAGGGAGCAAACCAACTGTATTTCCCCCGACTGATCAGGGAACTTTTGAAGTCCCAGATCCGGTGTTGCATCGAAGCCTTCGGGTTGAAGGCGGCGAATGTCGCCAGACGTTTGAACGTTTGGCGGTAGGCGTCCTTCGCTACATTGATGCGGCCAATAGCATAGTTACCGTCGCCAATGGCAAACGGGTATGCAGCCTCATCATCATTATCCTTCGGTTGTCCAAACAGGAGGGTGATTTCAGCGAATTCAATTATATCATATTCGCTTTCCATCTCGATTCGATGGGCCTCCTCTTGTGAATACGCCACGCGAGGAATCTCATCGGAGTCGTATTCAATCTTCTCCCGCCATCCCTTGAGGACGGAAAGAACAGTGACGGGGACCGTCTGTTCTGCTTCAGCAAGCATATGCTGCTTATCGAGCACCACGGCCCCTAGGGGGCCGTCGATGTCGGATGTTTTCTGGACAATATTGACACGTGGGACATCAATGTCGCTAGGGGCGATGGTCATGCCGCTAGCATTGCTGGTGGCGAGTTCTGCCTTGTGGTGTTGGGCTTCGGCAGTAGCGAGGCCCTCTTCTTGTTTCTTGCTCATGGCTTCTTGTTTCTTGGTTTATTGAATTGCGATTCTAAATCGCTCTTCAAGACGTTTGATAATGCCCGCTTGTTCGCAGGCGTCAATAAAATTCAACTCTTTTTCTCGGCGTTCCCCCTTCACTGCTTGAGCACCAACAAGTTTTGCGACTTTCGCGAGAGGAAAACTGGCAGCGTCCAACAGGTCTTGGGTCTCCAGACCATGTTCTTCGGCTATGTTGGCGAAGGTTTCATTATCCATGATCTTTCTGGTGCTCCCCATCGAGCGCAGCTTTAGCCCGTCAAGTTCCACCCCGCTCTTGGCGGCGTCCAGTGTTCGTTCCTTGATACGAGCAGCCCAGTTCTCCACGATCTTGGCGATGTTGAAGAGTTCGGACAAACGCGCAGGGTCGTCAATGTTCTCCAGATCCACATCAGGGATCGTAGAGTCCAGTTTTTTTGCTACGTCGAAGACCAGCCCACCCAAAGCAGGGCAAGCGTCTTCGTGTTTGCAGAACCGACAGTACTGAGTTGGGGTGCAGTCCTTGAGGTCTATCTCCCCTTTGGCCCACTTGGGCCGAACTTCTTCGCCCTTCTTGATTACATCACTTAACTCCTGAATAAGGCCAGCTAAGTCATCACGGCTGAACGTGTGGTGCAAAGAGTCGTTATGTTGTGGCACATAAAACACAAAGACGATCTTCTCGATATCCTTGTATTTCTGGAAGGCTCCAACTGCATAAGCCTTGGCTTGCCAGTTCTTGTCAGGTGGGTCGATGATGCTGATGCCTGTTTTGTAATCAGCCATTACAGCGTCGGTGTCGGGCTCAAGAACTAGAAACCTGTCACAAGTTCCCCATGTTTCTGTCCCGTCTAGCGCAACATCAACTTGGATCTCGTTGTGTTCTTCCTTCACGGGCGGGAAGTTGCCCATGAAGTTGGTTTCCATTTCTACGATCTGGTCATAGATATCTGTTTCCTTCTCGTTGTGGAGGGCGGATGGGTCACGGACTTCCAGCGCTTCGTGGATGCGCGTCCCCATCTCAGCGGCGGCATTCGTCCCCTCCTTCCCTTCGTACCCCGCACATGAGGCGACGTACTTCAGGGAAGAGGGGGAGAACTCAGCGTGTCCTCTGGAACTATGGTCTGGGCTATTCTTGTTCATTCGTTGGTTGTATGTGTTGTTAATTCTTTTCACTTGCCACTCTTCCGCGCATGGAAACCCAAGCGTTGAGGAGCGGAGGATGGCAAGACCGTGCAAGCCGCCCCGAACTGGGCAAGCTGGTTGTTATGCAGCTCCTCGTCATCTGATAATCTCTCTCGGGCCTTCGCCGGAAAGGAGGCTGGTGTGTCACGGCTATCGCAATAACGTGCGCGTGCCCTCAAGGATTCAAGGTATTCACTGTTCACGGTTTACTACGGACTTCTAGTTGTTCGTTAATGTGTTCGAGAAGATCGTCTTCTATTGGCGAGTTGTCCCGCATTGCTTCTTCGACACCCCGCTTCATGCCCATCTCGATGGCATTCATGGTATCCGGTCCAGTGCATAGGGCTTTGTCTATGCCGTCTATTATTGCTTCACGAATAAGATGTGGCATAAATATTGTTTCGTTGACGTTTTCGGGATCAAACAGGTCGTGGATGGCCCGACTTATGGCATCGGTTATCGCGTTATACACGACTTGCTGCATTTCTTTGGTATTTAGGTCTAGTTTCATTTCTTCTTACGCTTGGTTATCTTTTTCTTAATAGGGCTTGTTCTACCCTTGTGGTGTTTGCTCACCTCCCTTTCTCTGTCGAAAGGGATTGTGGTGCAAACAACTTGTTTTGTTCGGGCTGGTCGTCCGCGCATTTTCGTTGGTTGTTTATGTTATTCCAGTTTGTGGTTAGAAATTCTTGAATACCCCTGTTCGGGGTTACAGGGTAATCGGGGTGAGTGTCTTCAAAATCCTTTTTAGCGTCTTCAAAGCTGTCGTGTTTGTCCCCATAAAATGACCAGAGGAGAATTGCCAGAGCAACAGAACGGGACTGCCCTTGATTACAATGCACCAATATTTTTTGTCTCCCTTCTCCAAAAGCCAGCGTCTTGTATATGCTCTCAATTTGGAACAGGGGCTTGGGTGGGTCTATGATGTTTAAATACAAGTCGTGGTCATCTTCCACCCACAGGTATCGGGGGTCATCCTTCGGGTAGTTCTTTGCAGGACTTATTCGTGATACGTAGCACGGGAATTTACAAGCATGTATGACGGCCATCTCTTCGGACCCACGACTGCATTCTGACTGGTCTCCTACTTCCAAGATCATGAGTGGAGAATGTTCAGGTTCTTCAGCCGCCTGCCCACCGCTTTCATCACGGCTTCTTCGACGCTTTTGTTTGCCACGAGGATCTTCTGGATGGCATCGCTCTTAGCACCATTGCGGTGGATGCGACCTAATGTCTGGAGATGGTTCTTTGCTGAGAAGGACGGGCAGATCAATGATACTCTCTGGCGGTTGCCCTTGATGTCATGCAGTGAGATGCCAGTGCCACCCGCCGCGATATTCACAACCAAGACATGCTTCTCATCATTCTGGAAGCGGTCGATAGCGTTCTGTCTTTCTTCTGCTGGTTGGCCCCCCTCAACTCTATCGCAGTTGAGATTCTGGCACAGGGTCTGAACTGTATCGGAGAAGTTTACGAAGAGGACAACGCTTTTACCTTCGGCTATCAAGTCGTCAGTCATCTCAACAAGGTCGGGAATTTTGAAGGACTCGGCCAGCATTCGGGCGTGGAGTATATTAGTCAGCACATGTTCGCTATCTTCAACCGTGCCATTTTCAATAAACTGTTGGACAATCTCAGGGGTAATACCTGCTTTCTTGTAGGCTGACCTGATCTTGGAAGCGTTGCTGAATTCAATTGATTCCACAATGACCCGATTCTTTTTGAAGGAGTCGGGGAAATCATCAACGGTTAAACGTTTAACGTTGTGGCCATACATCTGGTCGCGTAATTCAGGCAGCGCGGATCTCCTGACAAGCTCCCATTTACCCCACTCGTTCTGGTAGCACCCGTTGTGGAGCATCCATGAATACCAACTGTGCAAACCGTTCCCCGTTTTGTTCAAGGAGTGCATCCCCAGCATGTAACCCAAACCCCGCATCTCGGTCGGATCTTCGGCAGCAGTAGCAGACATCCCATGAACAGCATAACCTTGTTGCAGGAGTGAGATCAGCAGTTGGGCATTCTGGGTGTACGGGCCTTTGCATTTATGAATCTCGTCCACCAACACCAAGGTTCCTTTTGGCAGATGCCAGCGCATGATCTTCTTGCCAGCTTTCTTCATGTGGGGCGTTTTCCCTGTGCGTAGTTTTTCGTAGTTAAGAACAAATATGGGGGACAAGCCTGTCTCCTCCATCTCTCGTTCCCACGAAGGCACAACTGCTTTGGGGCACATCACAGCCACGGGGCCACCACGGTTCAGGGCTAGTTGGCACCCCACTACAGTTTTTCCAACTCCTGTGTGGGATGTATCGCATGTGCAGATATCCTTTTGCTGGTGCAACAGGAAGAAGTCATGCGCTTCTTGTTGCTTGGGGAAAAGTGTTTTCATTAGTGAAGGCGGTTGCTGAACATTGCGTGCATGAGAATCATGCCCAGTTGGTGCTTCGCTTTGCCGAAGCCCTTGTAAATCTTACGGTGGCGCTCTGGTGTGATGATGACGATCTCGTCCTCTTCGGTCCTCCCGATGCGGAAGCCCAGCCGGAAGGCGGGTTTAATGGCCTTGTGCCAGAAGGGGGGTTTTTCTGGTGTGGGTATTTCGTGAAGCTCAAAGAATTGAGCCACTGTTTGCGGTGTGATATATTTTGGCATCGCCTATGCCCTTACCACAACTAGCCCACCACCTCAATAAGAAAATCAACTTTTTTCTAACACTGACGGGGTGGGGCAAATGAACGATCCAAGTTCGCTCCCCACCCCGCCAATGTAAAATTCTATGCAGTGCTGGTTAGTTGTGAAAATAACAACTTTCCTGCACGCCTAACACTGACGGGGTGGGTTACGGCAGAACCGACGCCAGCAAGAGTTAAAAGCAACGCCATGTGGTTTGCTACCACCCCGTCAGAGTTATTACACATCACACATGCACAGACAAAGTGCAGGGGCAGGGTGGATCAGGGTCAGCCTTCCGTCAATCTTTTTCTTTCCCTGATGTAGTGAGCGATCAGGAAAGCGTCGATGATCCCGTCATGCGGGGTCCGACATCTCTTGTTCTTGAGCCAGTTCTCTGACGGCTCCAGATTCTGAGCCGTCTCCAAAGCTACTTGTTTGGTTTTTCCTTTGGGGGTGAACCCAAGCATGGCTTTTTGCCATTTGTGGACACTGACTCGCGCAACCTCGTAATCTTTGCATTCGGCCATCCCCAGCAACTTCCCGAACGAGATCGCCATTGAACGCACCGCCTGCGAACTCTTCGCATGTGCCAACGGTTCTTCAATGGCTAAAACAAAAGGCGTGTTTAAATCTGATAACCACTTGTGAATCTTGCAGATGTCGATTTCACGCTTCTTGTTGCGCTGTTGGCAGGGCATCGCGATCTTATCGATGAGGCCCCCATCGAGTTGGGCAATAGCACACAGCCCGCCGTCCAGCCCGTTATCAACTCCAACGATCACTGGGGAGTTTCGATGTGGTCCGGTTCAATGGGGGTATTAGTGAATCGAAAAAGGTCTTTGGAAGTGTCTGGGGGCGGCGTCTTTTTGCTCTCCGCTTCCTCCCGCAACAACGCTTTGCATAGGATGGCGTAATTGACGATGTCGTCACAGGCATCTTCCACTGACTCATTGATCACGCGCAATTCACCATCGGCCACGAACGACCGAATCCGCATGATCTTATCCTGAACACGGAGCAGGAGTCCGGTTGCGGGGTGCAGGTTCAGGGACTGGGATGCCTTGAAGTTTGCCAAGGCATCAGTTGCCTCAGAGCCACCAGTGTAGTCAGAGTTTTTCCGGCGCATGATGTTGCGCGCAGTTTCACATGTTTCCTCATGTATCTGGAGAAGTTGTTCAGTATTCATCTTATTGGCATGGATTTATATGCGATCAATAGTCCATTCCCTTCAGCGGGCACTTCGTAGGATATGCCCTTCTCCAGCATTCTGATGTAGCTAATCTCTTTCCAAGTCGAGGGGATGGTTCTGTAAAACAGACCTTCAGCAATGAGTTGGCGATAAACAAATTTATTCTCAAATAGATCATACCTCCGAAGGACAGTGGGATTCTCTACGATTTGTCGGTGCGCGAACATCATTAAACATGTCAGTGCTTTAGAAAAGCGGGGGCTGAATCACCTCTAGCGTTTTGCGCTAGGTAGTCAACTAAATTAGAAGCAGCCCTTTTAGTGATTCTCCATTTATGCGACAGGATGTGGGTAGCCATTGCGTGGTTGTAACAGGCTATCGGTGGGCCGTTGGGGTGAGTTATTACCCCCATGTAGGCATCCGCTAGTTCATGTAGCAGAGCGATTGAATAGTGCCCTTTAGTATCTTCAGGGCCACTGAAACCTATACTGAACCGGTCATTCCAATTCATCGCGTTTGGTCTCCTCCACATCAATGATCGGTTTATCAGTTACCCGTTTAGTACCTTTCTTGTCAGTGGAGTTATTTAAAATTGAAATATCTATTTGCATCCGCCCCCCGCCTCCACCTGTCTTGGCGTTCAGGCCAAGGTTGCGCCGGATCAATTGATCCAGTTCGGACATCTCCCGTATGGTTCTTGGCCCCCGCACCAGAGTCATACCGTCCCGCAACAGCTTGATACCAGCCGCTGCAATGTAATGCTGGTATTTATCAGCAGGTGAGTTCTGGGATTCCGCTATCTCCGCAAGCACCTTGTCCTCTTCCTTGGAAGCAATCAGCCTCGCTTCAGTCGCCGCTTCCTGTGTCATGTCCTCCAGATTTATCTCCAGCTCTTCCTTGAGCTTGTCCTTGTCGGCATCCATATTAGGGAGTTTGAAGCCCGCCTTCTTCGGCGGTAAGCCCAGTTTACGAAACCAACGTCTTACTGTATTCTGGTGTACACCCAAATGGCGTCCGATGGCGGCATTGGTCATTCCTTTAGTGTTTAGCTCCAAAGCCTGCTGAACTATGTCCTTATTGCCTTCGTTCTTGTTCGCCATGTTAAAAGCAGTAGATTTATATCTAGTTCCATCATGCCTTCTGACCCAACTAAACGCAAGCGCGTTATAGAACCGCGCATCGATCCTAAAACGAAAAAGATGGATGTGGGGGGTTTGTTGATCCCACCCACCAGTCTATTAACGGCGCTGCTCTACGGCTTTGCCCATCATCCTAAGACAATAGCGAAGGAGTATTACTTCTGGAGGATCTGTGACGAGTTGTGGAACCATGATGATCTGCCTGAACCCATGATGATTCGTCATCCTTGGGCCGAACAAATGATCCGCGCGGCGTTGAAGAACAAATACTTGTCAATTGGCGGGTCTGCGTCGTCTGGAAAATCCCACACGATGGCCGCTTGGGGGATAGTGAATTGGTTGTCGCAGCCGCGTGACACACTGGTCTTGATGACTTCCACCACCTTGCGTGAAGCGCGGAAAAGGATATGGGGTTCAGTCATCTCCTTGCTGTCGGTGATCGAGGGTGCCCCAATCAGGGTACGGGATTCAATCGGTAATGCTTCTTATGTGGACGAGAAAGAGAATCTTATTGAAAGAGCGGGCCTTTCGCTCATCGCTGCGGAGAAGTCGAAAACACGAGAGGCAGTCGGTAAGTTTATTGGCATTAAGCAGAAACGAGTAATTTTGATTGGCGACGAGTTGGCTGAATTGTCAGAAGCTATCCTGAATGCAGGTTTGACTAACCTGTCCAAGAACCCGTCCTTCCAGCTAATCGGGATGTCCAATCCGAACAGTCGATTTGATGCCTTTGGGGTCTGGTCGGAGCCGAAGGATGGGTGGGATTCTGTGGATATTCAGACCGCTGATGAGTGGAGGACCAAGTGGGGTGGTAATTACATCCGGTTGGATGGAGAGCGCAGTCCGAATGTGCTCTTGGGTGAGACCAAGTATCCTTGGCTCCCGACTGCTGCCAAGCTGGAGGAGGATCGCCTCCTGCTGGGGCCAACGTCGCGGGGGTACATGAGGATGATTCGGGCTGTCTTTTTTGATAGTGACGAAACGACAGGTATTTATGCTGAATCAGAGCTGACCAAGAGCGGGGCAATGGGGAAGGTAGAGTGGGCAGACAAACCCACGATAGTGGCAGGGATTGACCCCGCCTTCACCAACGGCGGCGACCGGACGATTCTATCTATAGCGGAAGTAGGCTACGCCAAGAACGGGCAATACGTCTGCCAGTTCACAGATGCTGTTCACTTGAACGACGATGCTACAAATAAGGCGGTGCCCCGCACCTACCAGATTGTCCAGCAAATTGTTGATCACTGCAAAAGGAAGGGCGTTTCCCCTGAAAACGTGGCGGTTGACTCCACTGGAGCGGGGGCACCTTTCTGTGACGTACTGGCTGGCGAGTGGTCTCCGAATTTCATGCGGGTCACGTTTGGCGGGAAGGCGTCCGATAAGCGTGTTTCTATGAACAGTCAATTGACTGGATTAGAACTCTACGTTAACCGTGTTTCTGAGTTATGGTTTGTGGGTAAGGAACTTATGAGAACTCGACAGGTCTATGGGATCAGCTCAGATCTTGCCCAAGAGATGTGTGCCCGAAACTACGACATGATTAAGACTGGGTCACTAAAGGTTAAGATCGAGTCCAAGCCAGAGTTCAAGTCCCGCTTCGGTCGAAGCCCTGACTTGGCTGACGCGGCCTTCCTCGCGCTCGATTGTGCCCGCCAGCGTTTGGGACTCGTGGCCATTGATCCACCAAAAGAGGAGCAGGGTGGGGGGTTCAAGAAGCAGGTTACAATCCAGTCCTTGGGCAAGGCGCTCCAGAATTCAGACACGATTCTGTTGTCCTGAACGGGAACGGATGTGAAAAACTCCTCCCGATTTAACCTTAGTTCTAATGATCTTATCATTTGAACTAAGGTATATTTGGGGGGAGTTTTTCAAATCCGTTCCCG